TGTTGCTATTATTAATACAGAATTGTCAGAAAGATCGAGTCAAAATAGTAGTAATTGGTATACACTTATTCTGGATAATCATCCAAAATTCAAGGATTTTCCTAAAAGAAGCAAATCACTTATCTGCACGACACGTTATAAAGTAGCTATTGCTTATGGAAATGGTAAAGCGATGGCAGTAATACCATTTAACAGCGCGAAAATTGGGTGGGTTTCAAAACCCGATATTTGGGATGAGAAAGTTAATTTTTATGATAAAACATTCGAAAAAATGAATGTGTTCTTTGACAAGCTCGAGAAATATGGGTTAAATGATAAGAGCTGGAAATCATTTATTGAATTTGATAAAAGACTAAAGTCTGATGAAGAACTTAGAAATGAGATGATTGGAGAATTGTCTATTTTTGGAATAAATGAATTAGACGAAAATAACAAAAGAAAAATATCTAAAAAAGATTGGTTAGATCATTTTCTAAAACAAGTTTTAAGTGTATATGATGTTGATAGCCTCGAGCTATTAACACCAGCACAACTGAAATCACGTCAAGAGATTTTTTCTAAATCAAAAACAACATATCGTGATTCACACGAATTATGGGTTGGTGGTAAAGTATTGTGCCTAGCCGAAACCATGTTTAACAGATTATGCGAGGAATTATCATGAATACATTTGATGAAGAAAATAAACCAGTTCGCATGGCATTTTCAGTGACACACGATCGTGTTGCGCACTATAGTGATGTTGTTGATTACATGGCTAAAATGGAGATAGAGCGCTTTACTAAGGAACATGGTCATCTACCTTCACCGAGCCAAATAACATTTCTTAAAAAGGAAATAGTTAGATATGCTTGCTGTAATACGCCACGACATTGAAACCGCGCAAAAGATAAAAATTAACCCATCAAACATTCTTTTTGAGACACCATCTCACCTGTGCAGTAATTTATGAAACGACCTAACATACTATACATTCACGGATTTAACAGCACTGGAAAGATTTTTAACTATCTTATCAGTCAATTACCAAAGCACAATGCTATAGTAGTCGAATACAACAGCGCAAATGCAATTAATAAATCAGTTGAAAAAGTCTTAGAGCATGTGCCCCATGAAGAACCATTTTTTATCATTGGTCATAGTCTTGGTGGAATCATCGCGCATAATCTTGCAGCAGACAATAATCTAAACGTACAAGGTTTAGTAAGCATTTCAACTCCATTTGGTGGACACGCCATCGCAGGAAAGTTGAAGTGGTTTTACCCACGCATCAAGGCTTTTTGGGATATTAGTCCAAGCAGTCTGTGTATAGCAAATCTTCAAAAAACAGAGCTCTCGTGTCCGTTCTTATCAATAGTTAGCACTGATGGATCTCTTCCATTCATGAATGAATTGAATGATAGCGTGGTAACTATTGATTCTCAAAGAGCTATCACTGCAAGCAAAACTGTTGAGATTGATAGCAATCACTTTGAAATCGTGCAAGACCCAAGGACTGTTGCTGAGATATATCATTTCATTTTCAAGTAATTACGAAATTTTAGCTATAAATAAAATCTAAAAGTTGGGTTTTGTAAAACGTGTGCACGTTATCCCAATATACTAGAAGGAGAATTTATGGCTAATGATCTAATCAAGAGAGCATACGCGCCCTCAGAATTTACCCCAGAAAATATTCAGGAGCTGGCAAAATGTCAGCGGGATCCTGTGTATTTCATCAAGAATTACATTTACTTGCAGCACCCAAAGCAAGGTAAAACTCTATTTAATCTTTACGATTATCAAGAAGAACTTGTAAGAGCGCTCCAAAATGAACGTTGGATTATAGCATTGCTAGCGCGTCAAATGGGTAAAACACAAACAATTTCAATGTTTCTTCTTTGGTACGCGATGTTTGTTCCTGATCAAACTATTCTTATTGCATCTAAGAATAATGGTCATGCCATGGAAATCATGGATCGCATTCGATTTGCGTATGAGGAGCTACCGCATTGGCTGAAAGCTGGATGTAAGTACTATAACAAGCACAACATTGAGTTTGACAATGGTTCACGAATTAAGTCAGAAGCAACTACTGAAAAGACTGGTCGTGGTTTGTCTATCTCTAAGCTTTACCTTGACGAGCTAGCGTTCATCAACCCACGCATTCAAGAGAACATGTGGGCATCTCTCGCTCCTACTCTTTCCACAGGTGGTTCTGCTATCATCTCTTCTACCCCTAACGGAGATACAGATCTGTTTGCACAGCTATGGCGAGGTGCTAATACTGGTCAAAACAGCTTTAAACCACTCTTTTACCCGTGGAATCGTCACCCAGAACGTGGTGAGGAATATCTAAAAGAAATGCGTGGTCAGCTAGGGCCTAAAAAATTCCGTCAGGAAGTTCTTTGCCTTTCAGGTTCCACAAATATAAACACTTCTATTGGGCATAAATCGATGGAGTCTTTATATACCCATCTTTCTAAATCGAGAATCAAAGTGCGTAAAGCGCTTGTAAAGTCACCGACTGATGAGTCTGAGTATTGATTAAAATCAAGGTCATTTAACTAATCCCCATTATAAAATGGGTTGCTAAGAATTACATGTGACTCAGAAAGAGAGCAATAAAGGAACACATAGAATGGTACAAGAGATAATTAAGAATACATGTGGATTAAAAATCTTAACACCTACTGGGTTTAAGTCATTTTCTGCCATGTCTAAGACATGGCATGAAAAGCTAGTGATCATAAAAACTGCTACAAGAGAGATAAAATGTGGATTAAAACATAAATTTTTGGTTGACGTTGGCTGGATGGAAGCAGAGCGCCTACAGCCCGGCATGTCATTGACAACTGCGAATGGTGTAGATGATCCAATTTTTGGTGTAGAAATTAAAAATGATCCACAATGGTTGTATGATGTGCTTGACGTGGAAGGTGGTAATGCGTATGTTACAAATGGTATAATTTCACACAATTGTGAATTTATCTCATCTGACGCGATGCTTATTGATTCCATTAAGCTTGCGTACTTTAAACCAAAAGAGCCTATTTCTGAGAACATGGGGTTTCGTTTTTGGAAAGAAGTAGGTGGCGGTGATAAGACATACCTAGTAGGTATTGATCCTGCGACTGGTAACGGTAATGACTTTACTGCGATTCAAGTTGTAGAGTTTCCGGCTCTTGAACAGGTAGCTGAGCTTCGCTTAAACACTGTGCATGTTCCACTCATTTACGCGAAGATAAAGTGGCTGTTGAAACACCTTCGTCAGCCTGACAAGAATGGGCGGCGAGCAGAGATTATTTGGTCATTTGAGCGTAATGGTGTTGGTGAAGCTTTAGTTGCCATGATTCAAAATGATGATGGGGATGGAGTTTACATTGATGGCGTTGAGTTATATAATGAATCATACACACGCCTTGGGGTATACACGACTGGTAAGTCAAAACTTATTGCATGCATGCAGCTTAAGAACCTCATTGAGAAAATTCAGGGTGGATTGAAAATTTATTCTGATATTCTTATCTTTGAGCTGCAGAACTTTGTGGCCTCTCAAGGTACGTATCAAGCTCGCTATGGGTCAACAGATGATGCTATTATGGCAATGCTGGTTGTAATGAAGCTGCTGAATCGTCTGTCATCATATGATGACAAGGCTCATAAGCTTGTTTATGAGATTGTACAACCAGATGCTGATCAGCAGAATGATGATGATCAGTTTGGAGATGAACCAATTCCATTTACGTTCTTATGAAAATAGGGTTTACATGTTCAGCATTTGATCTGTTGCATGCAGGTCATGTACTCATGCTTGAAGAAGCAAAACGTCACTGCGACTATTTGATAGTTGGGCTTCAAAATGATCCATCAGTAGATAGGCCTAACAAGAATCGTCCTGTTCAGTCCATAGTCGAGCGCACGATACAGCTTAGGGCTGTGAAATATGTCGACGAAATCTGGGTTTATAATACTGAGGATGATCTTCGTCATCTTCTTCAAATTCTCCCCATAAACATTCGAATATTAGGGGAAGAATACCGCGGAATTGATTTCACTGGAAAAGACATTTGTGAACAACGTGGAATAGAAATATTCTTTAATTCTAGAAATCACCCATACAGTTCTTCTGAGCTTAGAAAACGAGTCGCGACTAGCGCGAAGCAATAGTTTACATCTGGTTTGGTTTGGAGTATAATAAACACTTCAGATGCAAAGCTCGTTTACGGTTTGGTGTGAGCGATCTAGATCGCTCACACATCCAGCTAAGACAATTTAACAAAGTTTATCATGCAATACGTTGACGTCATCACCTCACTCTTCCAGTTTGGGGCAGTTGTTTTTCTACTTGACAACATTCGCGCGATTATTCGCGATAAGGATTTAAAAGGTGTAAGTATATTGATGATCGTGTTCTTTACAGTTTGGGGATACTGGGGCATTTTTATGTTCTATGTTCTTCAACAGCCATTGAGCATGTGGACTAACATTGGAATTGCTGTAGCTTACACAATTTGGTTTTTACTTGCTGTGTTTTATAAGTCCAAAAAACAGTGAATGTTGTAACAACTATATTCGTTACAATCTAATTAACAGTGCACCTAAAAATTAGAGTGTAATTACACACTGTAGCACAAGAGAAGTCTTGATGGAAACTTCGGTAACACTTAAAAATGTAATTGGTGCAGTTTACGATTCAAGCTGCTTCATGTACATGAAAAACTTGAAATCCTTTATTGGAGATTATTCAACAACACCAAAGGTACTTCGACAGTTATGGAAAGATTCCATGGATATTGGGTTTGGAATTCGTTCCATTAAAACCAATCGTATCGTGTTCTTCACGTTGAAGAACTTGCTACGAAATGAAGAAGGTGAGATTGAAGGATGGGTGTTTGAAGTTTACAATCCAACAAATCATCGGGATCTTGAAGGTTTAACCGCAACCATCTACAAATAATTAATCATGCGCGTTATTAACAAGATTCGAAAAAGCCGAAAACGTGATTATCTTGACGCGCTTTGTCGGTTCTTTATTTCAGCAACACAAGCTAATCTTACTAATTTTGATGTAGTAATTTATACACAAACTGGTTTCCAGAAAAAAACAGGAGCAGCGGCAGCAACTGGGTTTAACCTTGAAGAAGATACTATTGAGGTTATCTTCGATTCTCAGTTGACAGGGAAAGAACTGCTTATGGCTGCCGCACATGAATTTGTGCATGTTCGTCAACTTGCTTTTGGCGAGCTATGTTATCGTGGCAAAACACCTTACTGGAACGGCAAACAAGCAGGTCACTATACTTATGAGAACATGCCATGGGAAATCGAGGCCTACCAGGAAATGATTCCGCTGATTAAACAAATTGTGGAAATCAGTACTTGACAACAGTTTACATCAGCTCGCTGGTGTGTTATAATTCTATCATACGTTGAAGGAGCATGTATGTTGTACGTGAAAGTTGATGAAAACAATGGTCTTCCACTTGATATCAAGACCCATCTGACCTCAGATGAGCATTTTGATATGCGTTGGAAATCACGTGGTGATTGGAAGGATTTTGATACTGTTAAACGTCTTGCGCTGTATATCACGTTCATCATGGGGAAAGTGTATTTGCCCGTTGACGAAATGGAATCAATTTATCCCCGATATGACATTATCGAGGCGCCTAAGGTTGGTGATAAGATTTTTCGTTACTATAATGGTGATCTACATCCTGAAGGTGAGATCACGAAAATTACTAAGAAATGGCGTATCGAAACAAGCACCGGTGTTAAGTTTAACAGATTTAAGAACACGTCTTCTTGGCGTGAAATTGGAACTGGGCATCGTATGGTGCATGAAAATATTGATTGACTGGTGTACATTTGCATTTAAAATCATAGCAGATATAGTGTATAATAAACACATAATCATTTAAAGAGACAAATATGCCATTGACAACTTTTCTTCATGATTGTGAACTGAACAAACCAACTTCTAACAAAGTTCTTAATGAGTTGTTGTCTGAGGTTCGTCAGAAGACTGGGCGTGATTGGCAGATTATTGAGCGTCAATGCTATAATAAGAAACGTTGGTGGAAAAGCCATCGAAATAATAAAGTGACTGAGTATGAGCTGTATGTATATGTTGGCGGCTTTGGTCCTTGGCAGCAGATCAATTTTTATAATGAATCACAAGATAGCTCAATCAATTTGAAAAACCCATCTTCTGTAGTTGCTGCTTATCTTTTTGGAATCCTCGCGGGGGTCCATTCTATGGAGTTGAAAAATGAAAAACACTGATGAAATGCGTGAGATCACGGAACAAGCATTTGCTCGTGCACGGGCTGTGACAGAAGAAATGATTAAAAATAACCCTGATACTTGGTATCCTTGTGGATTTGCTTGGGTACGTATCAAGCCAGCGCGCGGCGAGCTTGTCAAATATCTAAAATCAATCAAAGTAGGTAAAACTGATGATTATGCTGGTGGTTACGTAATCTACAATCCATCTAAGAATAGTACACAGTGGATGGATGCAAAATATGAGGGGGCTAAAGCTTTTGCTGAAGTTCTTAAAGAGCACGGAATCAAAGCTCGTGCAGAATGTAGAATTGATTGAATGCTGGTTAAAATTTGCTACATGGCTTCAAAATTGTGAAGCATTATGAAAATATTGCAGCAAATTGTTCTATACAAAAACAACAACTTAAATTTATGTCTGCTATTGAAAGATTTGAAGCTTTCCTTTGTGTCTTTAAGAAGACAGAATTGTGGAAAGCTATGCTAAATACCCGAGAAAACTCTCCTTGGCATCGTGAGGAAAACGTCGCGGTTCATACTGAGATGCTTCTTAAATGGTATAGGGACAACATCCTTTCTGCACGATCTGATGAGCAGCAGATTCTTTCAATGGTTTGTTGTACCATGCATGACATTGGGAAGCCACGTGCGCAAGTCGTAATGTATTCTGAAGAGCGTGGTGAATACCGTGTTTACCGTGGTCATGAACTGATTTCAGCTAGGTTGTGGGTAGATTACGCTATGTCTAACTTTGACATGATTCATGAAACCCTTCGCCTTGACTTGAATGATATTTCGAACATTGCATTTTTTATTGAGCATCATTTGCCATATGCGATAAAAAACCAGCACAAGCGAAAGATTTTAAAGGACTCTATCATGTCACGCACAGGTGAAGCTGGGCATCGTGCATGGTTAGATTTTTTGCTTAGTGATCAACACGGTCGTATTTCTGATAATCAAGCTAAAAAACTGACTGAAGTAGAAGTATGGATGAAAGAGTGGCAAAAAGTATGAAGCATGGTATAAGTGCTATCAGTGTTGGATTATTTTTGGCTATTAGTGCCATTATAATTCTTGTTTTTATTTGTGTTGTTAGGTGCCCTTCTAGGATAACAGAAGAACATAATGCTTTCGTGATGAAATGTGAAAAAGATGGTGGCGTTACGGTTCCATCACAAAATGGAGATATTTGTATTCCTAGGTGGATAATTTACGGAGAGAAAAACCGATGAAAATGTGTTACATCTTGGTTGGCGTGCCTGGGTCAGGCAAATCCACAATCGTTAATGAGTTGCAAGAACGCTACCATAATGAACAGAAAACTGCTGTGTTTTCTTTGGACAAATGTCGTTTGGATTTTTTGGGCACAACTGCAGATGATCCAAAGAAAACATACGCGCTTGCGTTCGCACATGCTAATGAAAATAAGAAGCAATTTGAACAGTATGTTAATGAGAAATGGGCTAAAGCTCTCAAAGCTGATGTCGTGTTTGTTGATAACACAAATCTTACTTATAAGTCGCGAGCACGATGGATTAGGGATGCGCGGGCAAAAGGCTTTACAATTATCGCAATTAACGTGATGACACCGCTAAAAGTTGCCATTGACCGCCAGGCCACTCGTGAGGATAAATCGGTTCCACCTGATGTTGTCAGTGATATGTACATGCGAGTTCAAGAAATTCAGGATGATGAAGCTGATTTCTTGGTACACGCTGATGGAACTAAAAACATTCGTATGATTATTAACATACATATCGCGTGAAGCCACGCAAAACAATAGTTACATTTTTTCTATTTTTAAGTTACAATTTAACTTAAGATGCTAATACGACAGAGTTCACCACTGTCGTTCTTGATGAATCCCCTCCACCGTTGAATGCTTTCTGACTGAAAGCAGTGTGTTGTTTCATTATAAATAAATCGTACGAAGTAATTCGTATGTGTTTATTTTTGTTTTTAATAATTTGTTCTTTTTGAACGTTTGAAGGAGAAATTTATGTCTGTAAAAAATAAGCTTGACGCACTCAAAGGCGCTTTTGAAAAGAAGACAACAGGTAGCGGAGACCAATCTTGGAAACTCTTCTACCCATTCTGGAAAATTCCAGATGATTCTCAGGCAGTTGTTCGATTCCTTCCTGATCTTGATGAAGATAACAGTCTTCAGTTCTTGGTGGAGAAGTTAGAACACGAGCTGGTAGTAAATGGCCAGAAAAAGCGCGTTCCATGTCTTACCATGTTTGAAGAAGAATGTCCAATTTGTGCTCTTTCTCGTCAATATTATGATGAGAAGAATGAAGAGCTTGGTAAGAAATACTATCGTAAAAAGAGTTATATTGGGCAGGTTATCGTTATAGAATCTCCAATTGAGCATGATCAATCACAGCTAGTTAAGCTTATTGAATTTGGTCCGGCAATCTTCAAACAAATTCAGGCTGCATTTCAATCTGGTGACCTTGAAGAAGTTCCATATGATTTTAAAAACGGATATAATTTCCGCATTAAAAAGACAAAGTCTGGTCAATATGCATCATATAGCACATCATCATTCGCTCCTAAGCAATCAAGCTTAGATGATGATATTATTGAGCAAATTACTCTCTTTAATCTCTCTGATTTTAGAGGGCAAAAACCTGATCGTGCTACTATTGAAGCCCTGCTTGTTGCTGATCAAACTGGTGCATCATTTAATGGCGGTGATGATGATGAAAATAATGACACCCCAATTCCTCCAAAGGCAACACCTGAACAAATGAGTGAAGCACCTGCTTCAGCTCCTGCACCCGCTACAGCAGTTGGAAAGAGTTCATCTATTCTCGAACAATTGCGTGCTCGTGCAAAGGCAGTAAAAGCTGAATGATTAGACATGAGAGGGGTATTTACCCCTCTCTTAATAATTTTTAACAGGTTTAATTAAATTTGAAGGAAAAATTATGGCAGGACTTGCATTCCTGAAGGATTTCAAACGCTCGCTGAGCAAAATGGAATCAATTGTTACTGACTTTGGTCCGCCAAAGTTCTGGTATTCAACTGGTAATCTAGCGCTCAATAAGATTATTTCGGGATCATTCAAAAAAGGTATTCCTCAAGGACGTATCACTTGCTTAGCTGGCCCATCTGGTGCAGGTAAGTCATTTATCTTGTCAAACATTGTGAAGAACGCGCAGCATGAAGGTGCGTTTGTGTTCATGATGGATTCTGAACACGCGCTAGATATTGGTTACCTTCGCAAAATTGGTGTTGATACAAGTGAAGATAAGTTCATGTACGCTGGGGTTACAACCTTTAGTGACGTGGTTAAGGTTTTTTCTGAGTTTGTCTCTACCTACGAAAAAACCTATGGTCGAGACAACCCTGACAGCCCACCGGTTGTTATCGCACTTGACTCTATTGACATGCTGATCACTGACAGTGAAAATGATCACTTTGAATCAGGTGTACAAAAAGGCGATCAAGGTCAAAGAGCAAAACAAGCCAAACACATGCTGCGCACTATTGTTTCCCGCATTAAGCGCAACCCAATGACATTCTTGGTAACCCACCAAGTATATCCTAACACAGACCTTATGAATGGACAGGGATTGTGGATTGTCAACAACGCTATTCGCTATTCTGCATCTCAAATCATGCTTATCGTTCCAGCTAAGCTGAAAGAAGGCTCAGATGTAGTTGGTGTACGCATGAAAGTTGAGACCTATAAATCACGGTTCGCGCAAGTTGGTACTAAAGTCGAAGTGGAAGTCCCATACGCGTCGGGCATGAATCCTTACTCTGGGTTCTTGGACATGATGGAAGATATGGGAGTTGTTAAATCATCAGGCGCATGGAAATCATTGGAATTACCAGGGCAAGAAGTTAAAAAATTCCAATCAAAACAGCTTGATGATGAGCTAGTTAAGTTAATTTTGTCTCATCCAAAGATTGTTGAGTCAGAGAAGAGCGTGCTCGAGCTTATGGCAGATGAGCAATCATATTCTGATGAAACCACAGAGCTTAATAAGTTAGAAGGAGAAGAACATGAGTAATTCATATGGAGTAAGCATTACTATCGAAGTAGTTAATGGTGGGTTTATTCTTTCATACCCAAAGTTTGGCGCTATCGGTGAACAAGAAACTGTAGAAATAGTTCGTGAAGTTGTTGTTTCACCACGAAAACTGAACCAAAAGCTAAAAGAAGTAATTGATTCAGTAGGCCTCGTCACTGACAATAAGTAACACACTTAGATGTGAAAGGGGCGTGAATTTCGCGCCCCTTTGTTATTTTATGAACACACTAATTACATATACTGCTCGCGCAAAAATGAAGGCTATGATTAAATCGGCGAATGCTGATTCCGCCTATAAAGATAGGTGCACGGCCATTAAAATTACGTCTAACTCTAAGGGGGGAATTGAAATTGAATATGTGTTTTCTATTCACAATACAAATGATATAATTATCTCTAATAATCCTTGTGTCATCACTGATATGTACACATTAAGCTTACTAAATGATAGATCAATTGATTTTAGCTATCAAGATGACGAATTTATAATTACGAGGGATACAGATGTCATTCTTGCTCACACTTGAAGAAGATAAGTTAGATGTGATTGTTGACCTTTTGGACAGATATGAAAAGTCAGTTCAAAACGCAGAACCTATCTTTAAATTAGAAGGCCGTCGCATCGAAGAGATTGCCAGAACTCTTCCACATTATCAATCTTCTTATGATCAACAGTATCAAGAATTAAAGAGTCTTGAGGAATGGTTGATTAATCTTAAAGAAAAAAGAGTTGCTAAGCTGTGGAAAAAGTACAACGAAGGGTACTCTAAGGCATTGTCAACTAAAGACATTCAAGCATACATCGCTGGTGAGAAGGATATTGTTGATCTAAATCAGATCATTATTGAGGTTTCACTTCTCAAGAACAAACTCTTCTCAATCGTTGATGCTCTTAAACAGCTTGGATGGATGCTTGGGAACATAACTAAATTACGCATCGCAGAGATGGAGGATGCAATTTTATGATCAATTATGAAAATTTTGGCATTATGGATAATTCTGTGATTGACACAACTAACACTAACATTAATATGACCAAATCTGAGCAAGTTAATTACACAACGAACACAACTATAATGGGCAGTTCTGTTTCAGGTATTACAGATGATAATATGACTGTTATAGGTTCTATTCCAACATTTTCTAATAATGATGAATATGCTAATGTTTCAACAATACTTATAACTGACACTGAAGCGGCATCACAAACCACAGAGTGTTCAAACATTCTATCAACAACCACACCCAACTTTCAAATACAACCAATCACGTCAGTTGTTTATCTAATAGTACTACCAGATAATACATATTTAGAGTTGCGAGAACAGAACCCAATTACGCCTCGTGAGATGATTGGACTGTGTAAGTTCATAAACACAATACAATTGGTATCAAATGCGCACGTCGAAGTAAATTGGGAAAAACTAATACAAGACCTTAACATTACGCGTCATTTTATTCCTTATGTGCCAAACAATGACGTGGGTGATGGCGTGTTCTATGTGAAGTTGCTTTCAAAATGACAGGTAAGAAATGTTTTCTAACAGTTAAGGATGAGGTTTGGTGTTATTTTACTGGACTTTCTACAGAGCATACTGAACAATTGTGGAATGCGTTTGCACCACATGTTGACGGATATTTTTTCCAACCGAAGTATCGATTGGGGCAGTGGGATGGACGCATCAGATTTTTCCAGCGTACTGGGAAAACATATGTTCGACTCATTGAGCAAATTCTTCCATACATTGAAAAATGGGGGTATGAAATTGAATTACGTGATGAACGTAGAGTCTGGGAAAATCCTTCTGTAACTGGTAAGATATCTCGCACTGATGACGAAGGAATTGCTGTAGCAGCAGAAGGGCTCGATATTATGGGCGATATTGAGATTCGTCCAGGAAAAAAGTTTGAACTTCGCCCGTATCAGCTTCAGTGCGTGCATGACGCTATCAATGCTGGATCAGGATTTATCATTGCTGGTACTGGTGCAGGTAAAACGTCCATCACCGCAGCTATTTCTTATTTTTATGGAAATCATGGTTACAAAATCATCACTATCGTCCCGTCTGGTGATCTTGTCGCGCAAACAAAAGAATGGTATGAGCTGCTTCAACTTGATGTAGGTGAGTACTCTGGGGATAGCAAAGACATTGAACACACCCACGTCGTTGCTACGTGGCAGGCACTTCAATACAATCCATCTATTCTTAGAGAATTCCAAGTACTTATTTGGGATGAGGCGCATGGAATAAAGGCTGCGATCGCTCAAAAACTTATCAATGAGAATGGTAAACACATCCCATTTCGTTTTGGTGTCACTGGAACATTTCCAAAACCAGAGGCTGATCAGCTTTCCCTTATTGCTTCTATTGGGCCAATTCTTCGCACTATTCCGGCATCATGGCTTATCAAGAACGGGTTTCTTGCTAAAATTGAAATTCAACCTGTAGAATTAAATGAAACGTATGTTCATGAAGAATTTCCGGATTATGCAGCTGAGCGCGCGTTTCTCTCTAAGAGCACGCGTCGCATGGAGATGATTGCTGACTTAATTATTTCAAAGTGTGCTGAACATGGTAATACTCTTGTGCTTGTAAATTCAATTCCTTTTGGTGAGAAACTTGCAGCGCTCATAAAGGACGCAGTATTTTTATATGGTGAATCACCGAAGGATCTTCGCAAAGAGCACTATGAGATGTTTGAAACACATGACGGTTTAATTGTTATCGCATCATCAGGTATTGCATCAACGGGTATTTCTATTGATCGGGTATTTAATCTTATGCTTGTTGATGCTGGTAAATCATTCGTTAAAGCTATTCAGTCAATTGGTCGTGGTTTACGATTAGGTCGTGACAAGGAATCGGTACATGTTGTTGATGTGCACTCTAAGCTAAAATGGGCACGAAAGCATTATAAAGAACGAGAGAAGTATTATAAGGATGCTTCATACACAATTCTAAAAAAAGAAGTATTGAAAGTAAAGGAATAAACAATGCAAGTTTTAGCAGATTACGGTAAACCATATTTAATTGATTCTCTTACTGCTCCAATTGTTATTAAGTATAATTGGATTTTCAACGGTCCTTTGTGTGACTTTATGCTTCAACCCATCACGTATCTTGAAGAAACATCAGGTGCTGCTATCAAGCTTCGTATTAACAACACAGAGTTTTGGGTTCCGGCTACATGGCAAATTCTAGTTACTGATCGAGAAACCTATCAGTTGGATACTGTTCCTATTCAATCATGCGCTGGGGTCAAGCACACTGCTTTTGCATTTTCACCTGATGAAATGAAGCTTCGCACATTTGATATTATGGTTATCGATTATACTGATAAGATGGCTTTAGTTCACCCAATGATTAACAAGGGTACAGCGCTAGTGTGTCCAGTTGGTCCAGTTATGCTAAACGTTGAAAAACAAATTCAATCAACAGTTGTAGTGGGCCCACATGATCTTGGAAAATATCTCAATAACAAGGTAGTTGGTGATGTCTTTTCATTGTAATCCGAAATTTACTCCATCACCGGGGCATGAATAAATATCCCATTATATGAATATATGGAATATTATCATGCAAGAAAATAACGTATTTCTATGTGCATTCAATCATGCAATGCTTTATGAAGTTGGACCATTTTGGAATCCTGATGATCCAGATGTACAGCAAGGAAGGATTGAAACTAGTGAACAACGTAGAAAGGTGGGATATGTAAATATTCCGCAAGATCGTGGTGGTGAAACAAAATACGGTATAGCTCAACGAGCCAATCCTGGAATTAACGTAAGAAACTTAGATTTGCAAAGTGCTCTTGACATTTATGAACGTGAGTACTGGAATACAGGTTCTTGTGATAAACTAGATTGTCCATTAAACATCATGCATTTTGATGGTTGTGTCAATCATGGAGTTATCAGAGCTTGTAAGTTTCTTCAAAGAGCTGCAGGAGTCCAGGAAGATGGTATTATTGGAGATATGACCTTAGCTGCTATTAACGACATTGGGCAAGAAGAAATAATCAATCGTTTATCAGATATTAGAAGAAATTTTTATCAGATTATTGTTCAAAAAGATCCATCACAACGAGTCTTTTTAAATGGTTGGTTGCGCCGTATTGATGAGGTTACACAATTTGTTTTAAACGAGCTTAAAAATTAATCCTTTAATAGACATTAAATGGTGTCTATTATTGTCTAAACATTTGCTCATCAAAGTATTTACAATATTAATATT